CAACCCCAACCGGAGCTGTTTCTATGAATAGTCAAAAACTCACAAGCCTTGCAACTGGTACGGTTAGTACTGATGGTGTTAATCTAGGACAGATGAACACTGCTATTTCGTCTGCTATTTCTGCGAGTACGATTACCTTAACTGGCAACGTTACGGGTTCAGGAACGGTTGGCACACCTTTCTCAACAACAATTGCAAGTACATTGAATAATATTCCCTTAGCTACGGGTGCTGTTAACTTAAACACGCAAAATCTTAGCAATGCAGGGAATATTGGTGCTGGGATTAGTAGTCCCATTTATCCTCTTCAATTTGCTTCTGCTACATCGGATTGTAAAATTTGCCTTTATTCAACTGCTGCGAATAATTTTCAAGTTTATGGGTTGGGCGTAACAGCAGGAACCTTGAAATATTCAGTAGACAGTTTATCTTCTGCCCATGTTTTTTATGGGGCATCATCAAGTACAGCATCAACTGAATTTTTTAAGATTAAGAATACTTATGCAACATGCGTTGGGGGAACTGGCACATTTTATGCCAGAATTCCTTCTGTTCATATCAGTGTTACAAGCGGTAGCTACACAACTACACCAAATCTAGTTTTTACAAAACTTAATGCCACAACTTCAGCCACTTCTGGTTCTGTTCAATTTACGACTTCTAATAATAGAATTACTTTTACAGGATCAGATCTAGGCGCAAGTGTTACGGGAATGGTTTCAGCAAGCTTAAATGTGGCTTTCAGTGATACTTCTATTCTTACATTTGCTTTGTATAAGAATGGTTCCCAGATAGCAACTACCCTTACATGGGGTCAAAGTTTAACGGCTAACCAACCTTTTACGGTTGTATTCACACCCACCATGGTTACGCTTTCTCCAAATGATTATTTAGAGATATGGGCTTCATCATCTATTTCAACTACCGTTATAACGGTAACTCGTCTTAACTTGTCTTTTGAAGCAAGTTAAACATAGTTATGTTGTGTAATTAATTAATGTTGACGATGTATATGTTGGTATGTATTAATTGAATTGTTGTTAACTTATTTAAAGGATTATGTATAATGTCTAGTTTTCCAGATTTAAAATTCTTGTCTCAAATTAAAGGCCTTGATCTTTATGCTCATACAATTTCACAAGGTTATTCTCAACTTACGAATTCTTTAGCTAATAAAGATTCTAATGATTATCACAACTTAAAAGATTATACCTTGGAAACAATAAACGAATGCAGGGGTATTTTTAATCAGATGGAGTCTAATTTGATTGGCTAGTCCTTATCAATATCCCTGGGTTGCTTTCCGTTCTTTTCTTCGTCAGTCAATTGACAGCACGGAATATCTTTTCTATACGGCGCCCGTTGTTACGATTTTTGATAGTATCATCGTTACCAATACGACGAATCAGGAAATCTTTGTTGATTTTACGATTCTTGGGGAGCGCATACAGCCAAATATTGATGATCCTCAGGTTGAAAAACCTTGGTTAGCTTATAAGAGGTTGGTTGATAAGAATCAATCTATTGAACTTCTTCCAACCTCCCAATCCATGGTCATTTTAGAAGCTGGTGATTTTGCCTATTGTAATTCTGATTTTTCAGGGAACACATTTAGTTGCATTGTATCCGGCAGACAACTTTTAGAAACGGCAATAACTTAGTTAGAGGTTTAATATGTCACAAGATTCCCAGGTAGACCCATTTGATCTTAATGGTATTTTTAATAATAAATCTGTTATTTCAAATCCTCCTGAGCCTGAAGAAGAAGAGCAGGAAGACGCTCCTTCAAAGCAAGAACTTGCCAAGAAAGGTAAAAAACAACCGGTTGAAAATGACAACGAGAAGGAAAAACAAAAGGTTGAAAATGACGAAGATGACGAAGAGGATGAACCTAAGGAAAAATATTTAAAAAAAGATCAAAAGATTCAAGAAGATAAACCAAAAGAGAAAGTCCCAGATTACAAATCAGATAACGAAAGGCTTCAAAAAACCCTTAAGGATACCCAAAAGTCCTTTCATGAGGATAGAAAGAAACTCTCAGCCTATAGGAAAGCAGTTAATAAGTTTGTGGAAGATAGTGTGTTGACGGAAGAGGAAGCGCAGATGCTTCTCGATCACACGAAATTTGAGGGAGAAGTTCCTAGTGAAAACAAAAGCATATTAGATGGCTATGTTGAAATTTGGAACAAAGAAATTAAATATATGAAAAAATATGACAGGGATGCCACTGACATTGACCAATGGATTGCAGCCTTTGAGCACATGTATGATTCATCTTCCCGAAGTGAAAAAGAAGAGATCCTAGAAGATCTGTCATATTATGAAGACGATGAAGTCGAGTTCACCAAAAGAATGTTGGCACTTGGTCGTGAGTATAATGACGAGGTATATTCAGATTTACGGGAATCTGGTGGTATTCGTAATGTAAAACAAAAATATCAATCTGAAATTGACAGTCTTAAAAAAGAACTTGACAAAGTCAATGAAAAGTATAGTAAATTAAAGAAGAAGCATCAAGATTATGACGCTGACCCTGCAAACTTAAGAATTTCTTCTGGTGCAGCTTATGTTGGCAATGAGAAAGATGGTTCTCTTGACTTTGGAAAGCTATTTAAACGGCAATTCTAAGGTCGTTAGTTGTTAAGTTTTTAGAGTTCTTACCTTTTCCCAAAGGCGCTTTCTAAAAACAAGTCTGAGCTTACTAGACGCGAAATTCTAAAATGAGACGACCTTAGTCTTACCTCATTTCAAGAACGTACCTTACCTCAGTATGTAAAGAAAAAAATGGTTATCTGCGATTAATTTCGCGGATTTGTTATTTAATTTTTACATATAGAGGATTCTATGGCTTATACTCCAGCAGTTCCGAACGCATTTTCTACTTCGGAAATTCCAGTCCACGTCCGTGCAGATTTTTTCAAAGAAGTTTTACTTGAGACAAATCTCTCTCCATTTATGGGTGCAGATGAGCAATCCATTATTCAACTTGTCAGAAAACCTAGTGGTAGCGGCCCTACTGAGACTTTCAACCTTGTCCGTGAAATTGATTACAAGAATGTAATCACAGGATTTGACCAGATTTCAGGGAAAGGTCAAAAGATAAAGTTTTATACGGATACTGTTAATGTTGGGTTCCAGGCTCTTCCTCCAGTTGTATTAGATGGTGTCCAGATTGTTGATATGCAAACACCTGTTCCTATTTTCGATCAATTGAAGCCAAGACTTTCAATAGCCAGTAAACGCAACCTAACTTTCACAATATTAAATGCAGCAACCTTTGGTAACTATCCAGATCTTACGCGGGGCCCCGTTGCTGATCGTGTCTTGTATGGTTCTGGAGATGCTTATCCCAATAATGGAGATATCACTGCGGCTGTTGGTGCAATGACGGGGGCTAACGCAGATGCAAGTGGCGCCTCAGTAAAAGGCATCAAAAAGCTTCGTAATATGGCTGTTACGGGCGGTATTACTTTCCAAGCTGAAAAACGTATTAGCCCATATATGTTGCAGACAAAGCAAAACACACCTTCTCCTTTCTATTGTTATTTCATGGATACAGAATCATTTACTTCTTTAGAAAATGATTCGACGTGGAGTGCTCAATATGCTCGTGGTGTTATTGAGATGGCTAATCAGCCTTCTCTTTTCAATGGCGCTTATTTTAAAGGGCAAATTGGAAATGTTTTGATTTATGAGATGCCTGAGCTTGGCGATTTCCGGGTGACAAATAATGGCAAGACCGCTGCATGGAACCTGTTCTGTGGCGCTCAAGCTATTGGCGCTGTTTGGCGTAAAGACCCATGGTTTGGTGAGGAATGGACAAACATGCGGACTGTTGTAGCAATGACAGTTATGGAAATGAGAGGCATAAAGGCTCTTAAGTTCCCTTCGTATAGACCTAATAACGAAGCTGTCGTTATCGAAAATGGCATAATTCACAATCTCGTTCAAATCGCTTAAAGAAAGGAAATTTTGTTATGGTTGCTTCAGTAAGACATCGTTTTATCACAAATACCACTGGTGCCGCTGTCGTGGCAGGGGGTGCCACAATTGATTATGGAGACGATAATGGTTTTGAAACAGTTGCTAGAAAATTGACGGCTGCAGATATTGGTAACGGGGCTGGTCAAATTCAAAATGCAACAGGCATGATCTGTGCAGAATTTAGAGGGGCTACTATTAAATCAGTGACCCTCGAAATTCAGCGGGATGCTGCCGGTGATGGTACTGGTTTCTTCTATAATTTTTATTATCTAACTAATGCTCCCGCTTCCGTTGGATATAAAATTGTTACGGCAAATGGTATTTCTACCCTCTTTATAAGAGACGGTGGTGCAGGCAATGGTTTGCTCACGGCAAATGATAGTATTATTGCCTTTATCCAGCTTGGGAATTCTTAAAATATTTGGGGGTATGTGAAAGCATGCCCCCTTTTTCTTAAAGGTTAATTATCA